AATATAATCATAGCACTTCACTCACTCCGCAATCTGATGGCCCAATTGTCCGGAAACCTAGAGATAACGCGCCCGTCGGTCACGGGCCGCACAGGTGGCTCCAGCATTTTCTGCAACATCATATGCTGATTATGTACGATGTCGAACACATCTACACCATCTTCCTTAGACAGATCAACACGCCACTTCTTCTCCTCCCAAAACCGGCGGGCTGGGTCAAGGAAATGGCCCAACGCTTCGCCGGGCTCAACGCAATCTAAAATGTCACGCAAAACAACCCAGGAAAAACTATTCGTCCCCATAGAGTCAATGAGGAGATTAGTCACCTTCATGTAGTATTCTGCCATAGTGCGGATGCCATTAGGGGAGTACTTAAGTTTTTGAAATGTCTCACTGCATGGGCGGAACGGGAGGTAAACCACCTTCCCGACATACTTCACCTTAATGACCACTCTGTGAAGAAACGTAACACGCTCTTCAAACTTATCGAGACAGTAGCCCCGATTTAGATCAACACGGGACACCATTGTGTTGGAGCGGCCAACGGAAGTAGGCTTCACCAACATATCGAAATTAAGAGTTATATAGGAGAAGTAGTCATCAATGGAGAAAACATTCCTAACACAAGATGCTATTCTGACAATGTTATCATCACCGTACGCAACGTGGGCAAAGGTCCCCCGCTCGATAGAATCAAGAAGGTCGGGCCGACTCAGGCGCTTCGAGACATGGTAGATGTAACAATAACCCATTAGCAAAGAGAGGAAGGTATTAAAAAGAGAAGTATTCCAAGACCCGGAAAACAAACACCCAACAACGAGTCTAAATACACCAGGGAAGGCGACATAATGATAGCAGCTGTAGCGCAAGACATACTTGAGGAGACAACGTAAAGCGCGACACTTAGGTGTGTCATCAACCACATAGTAACTATGGCAATACAAGACAAACTGGGACGTGATCCGGGCCCTGTGCCTGAAATCCATTCCGGATATGTCAAAGCTCACAACCTCATCGCAAGGATCATAAGGAACTCGATAAAGGTACTTAAGGAGGATCGTACACCCACTATGAGCCCATTCAAAACCCACGAAATTGCCATTTACCATCATTTTGTGAGCTGGATAGCAAACCACTTGCTCCGCAAAGAGAAGAAAAGGGGGGGTGGGATAAATAATCCGCTGTTTATCCTCAGCAAGCTGTTCAACCTTTTCTGCCGGGGAGATAACGGGAGGGTTCCACGAGTTAACAAGTTCATCCCCGGCCTTCTCACTCTGGTGACATGCTTCCACTAGGTGCTTAAGCTTGGTGTTTATCTCACTATACATAGGACCGAGAACATCCCGCTTACGCGCACCTTTAACGCACTCCTT